AAACCAGCTTGTCGAGCTGGAAAATTTCAGTTTGCTGAACTTATCGTACCATAACGCAAAAGTGTTTGCAACTGGAACTGCCAACAGAAAATTCTGTGTATTCGCAAGAAAATAGGAATCGTGCGGGGAACTACGCCCACCTGACCTCAGAAAACGGCAAATGAACCGTTTTGACATGCGGCCGTCCGGCGTTTCAGCAGCACGCAAAGCACGCCGAGGGTAGTGATGCCGCCCCCTATCTTGCACACGCGGAAAGATCCTGAGCGCAGGACGTGGAAACCGCAATTTCGGCAGAAGCGAAAAAGATTACGCAGCCCAGCGGGGCCGCGACGCCTGCGGAACAGCGACGCGCATAAGCGCATCGCTGTTCCGCAGGCTCTCTGTGTCCTTCAGGAGTGCCTCCGACCAAGACCCAAAAGCGGCAAAGTTTGCCGTTCTGACACCTGGCCACGCAGGGTTTCCGAACCGTGTGAAACGCTCCGAGGGTAGTGATACCACCCCCACCTCGCACGTTCAGAAAGTACTGCGCACAGAGTGAAAAAACAGCAACATCACCAAGTTGCAAACAGATCACGCAGCCCAGCGGGGCCGCGACGCCTCGGAACAGCGACGCGCATGAGCGCATCGCTGTTCCGGAGGCTCTTTGCGTTCTTCGGGCGTACACCCGACCAAGGCCAAAAAGCGGCAAAGTTTGCCGTTCTGACACCCGGCCCGGGGATGTTCGTGAACGTGCGGAACGCTCCGAGGGTAGTGATACCACCCCCATCCGAAACACCCCGTGTTTCGCCGTGTAAGCCGCTGTGTGCGATCCTGTTGGCAAAGCCGAGTGTGTACCCGCTTTCACCTGTGAAAGCGGACGTGGGCCATTTGTGAGCGAAGTTGAAAAGCGGTTGGGAACAGCGTTGTGACGGTAACTTCTTGGCGATATTTGCGGGAACGCTTTTGGACGAAAAACCGAACTTTTTAAGCCGGATTTTTGGACGGTGAAGGCCGTTCGATTTTAGCACAAGATAAAGGGCCGCAGTCGCAAGCGCCCGCAGCCCACCCACAAAGCCCCGCAGTGCGGGGCTTTCAGCGATTTCAAGACCGCAGTCGTTTTGCACGATTAAACAGAAAAACCGCAGTCAAGGGCGAACAAGATACCCCCTTAGTACCCATAACAGCGGACTTTTCAAGGTGACTGTTCCGCAGGCGGTTGAGAAATTTGCTGCTTTCAACCACTCAAAAAAGTGACTTCTGCATAGCGGCGATTTTCAGCGCAGATCGTACATATTTTGCGCCGCTGTAGTCAATGGAGAGGGCTTCTTGACCGTTCAAAAATCGCACCGCTGTAACCAAAGAAGAACGCCTCCGGCAGCGCAAAAATTGCGCCGCAATAGTCAAAGATAAGGCGGCGTGGCTCCGAGGGGCAAATGATAACTTTCTGATAACAGTTCGACTTTCGGGTAGCTTTGTTCCCTTGGTTACGGTATTGTTCGTTGCGAAAGGGGCTGATACCATGCCGAAAAGACGAGCAAACGGCGAGGGCAATATCCGAAAACGAAAGGACGGACGTTGGGAGGGCCGCTACACAGTCGGTCACGATCCCGAAACTGGCAAGGCCATCATCAAAAACGTGCTGGGTAAAACGCAGGCCGAGGTCAAGGAAAAGCTGAAAAAGGCCATCGAAGAAAATGTGGGTATCGACTACGGACGGGCCAAGACCTACACGGTGGGGAGTTGGCTGGAGGTCTGGATGGAGAACTACGCCAAGGTGAAACTCAGACCGTCCACGTTCAAGACCAGCCAAGGCTTTCTGAAAAACCACATCAAGCCGCAGATCGGCAGCATTCCGCTGGCAGATCTCACTTCTCTGGACTTACAACGCTTCTACAAACATCTGCTGGACGGCGGGCGGGTAGACCGCATCGAGGCCAAGAAGAAACCAAAAGGTTTAGCACCAAAGACCGTCCGCAACATCCACCAGATGATCGGCTCGGCGTACAATCTCGCCATGGAGCAGCGCCTTGTCACGAAAAATCCAACGCAGGGCTGCGCCTTGCCGAAAGTCGAACACAAGGAGATGAAAACGCTGACCGATGACCAGCTCAGCGCCTTCTTCCAGGAGGCCAGGGACAGCGGTGTGTACGAACTCTACTACCTCGACCTCGCCACCGGACTTCGGCGCGGCGAACTGTTGGGACTGAAATGGACGGACGTTGATCTCGACCGTGGTGTGCTGAAAATCCAACGGGCCATTTCCCGGCAAAACGGCAAGGTAGTCGAGGCCCCACTGAAAACGAAAAACGCCTACCGCACCCTGCCTCTGTCGGCGGATGCGATAGACGTTCTGATGCAACAAAGAAGAAAAACGGGCAACAGCGAATGGATATTTCCGTCCCCAACCGGAGGCCCCATGTCACCGGACAGCGTGCTGCACATGCTCCAGCGGGTGCTGAAACGGGCGGGGCTGCCACGGATACGCTTTCACGACCTCCGCCATACCTTCGCAACCATGGCCCTGCAAAACGGCGTGGACGTCAAGACCGTCAGCAGTATGCTCGGCCACTACTCCGCGGGCTTCACGCTGGACACCTACGCCCACGTTACCACTGACGCGCAGATGAAAGCGGCGCAAACAATGGGCAATATCCTCTCCCGTGCCGTCTGATGCTTTCCGCTATCCGCTCCCGTTGGGGTCAGCGTTTGGGTCAGAAAAAAGCGGTACCAAAAAACGGAACTTATGAAAAGCAAAAGTCCTCGAAATCAGACGATTTCGAGGACTTTTGGTACACTCAGACTCCCCAAAATCGAACCCTGTCGCTTCTTCGGCGGCGGGGTTCTTTTCTACCCGGAAAGTCTTGGTTTTGCAAGAGGTTAGGTTATATGCGGTGGTGATTTTATACCCGTCAGGTTCGTCCCACACTGTAACGGAGTTGACGAGCAAATCAATGAGCCGTCTGCGGAAGTCTTCATCTTCGATGTTCCCGTATTTGAACTGACTCAACCAGAATACGATTTGGTCACGGTCAATTCGGTAGACGAATTTTTCCTCAGCTTTGATCTCTTTGTTGAGGGTTTTCTTTTCATGTTCGAGCTGGACAAGGCGGTTCATCAATGTCTCAGAAGCAATACCCTTCTCGATAGCGGCGGTGATATTTGTGATTGACTTTTCGACCTCCGATAACTGAGCGGTCAACTGCGGAATGTGCGTGTCGTTTATTAAATCCTGTTCACTCTGCCGGATTGCCATGTCTGCGATTTCATCAATGAGCTGATCGGTCAAAAGGTTGAGAGCGTCACGGGCTACTATCCCTTCGATGTAATCTTTTTTCAAAGGCCGTTTATCACACCCAAGTTTTCTCTTTTTCGTGTAGCAGGAATAGTAGTGGTAGACCTTGCCGTGCCTACCGGCTCCGCTTTCACCGTTCATAGAAGCCCCACAATGACCGCAGAACAGCTTTCCAGACAAGAGGTAATCTACCTTAGCCTTGCCCCTTGCTGGGGCTGTGGCGGTCTTAGAAAGCCGCCGCTGTACCGTTTCAAACAGCTCTTTATCAATGATGGCGGGAATACCATTTTCGATGACAATATCCTTGTAGGTATAAGTGCCGATGTAACGAGTATTACGGAACATGGCCTTAAAGCTGCTACGGTTGAACTCCGTATTTTTGGCAGTCTTATATCCGGCAGAGTTAAACTTTCTGCAAATATCAGCTACGCTTTCACCATTGGCGTAAAGAGAGAACGCTTCTTGAACGATGTGGGCGGTGTCAGGGTCAATAACCAGCTTATGATTTTCTACCTTGTATCCGAGGGGAATATGACCGCCTACGCTATGGCACTTCAAGGCAGACTCACGCATACCTCTCGTGACCTTCTGTGACAGCTCGGCAGAGAAAAATTCAGCCATACCCTCTAACACAGACTCCAAGATGATACTTTCAGGACTGTCGGTGAGGTGTTCTGTGGCGGAGAGGACTTTCACGCCGTTCTTCCGCAGACGCATTTTCATAATCGCACTGTCATTTCGGTTACGAGCAAAACGGTCGAGCTTCCAGACGATGACATATTCCCAATTCTGCTTTGCGCTATCCGAAATCATTTCCATGAGGTGAAGCCGCTTTTCCACATCTTTACGAGCGGTCGTTGCTCGATCAACATAGATTGCCACAATGCGGTAGTGATTTGCTTTGCAGAAGGTACGGCAGTCACGAAGCTGCCCTTCAATGGATTGGTCACTTTGGCCTGTGGAGCTATACCGAAGGTAGATAGCAACATTTTGATCTCCATTGTAGAGCGTATATGGGTCTTCTTGAAATTGAGAGATTTCTTCCTCTGTCAGACAGGAGAGGTCGATAGGTGATTTCATAATGTTTTCCTCCACTTTTCGAGGTCAATGACTTTAGCTGACAGCAACCTGTTCCGCATTTTCATTTTTTTCTTTTTGAGTTCTCTTAAACTCTTGAGAAGCACATTGTATAATCGTTAGTTTACCCTCCATGTCACAGAGATTAAACCATTGAAGTAACTGCTTAGTAAGACCACCATCATTTGTGTGAATAGCGGGGTCAGCCATTAAATCATTTGGAGTAACATCAAGATATTCGGCTATTTTGTGTAAGTGTTTCAGGTAAGAATTATTATTTAGATTTTTCCAATTTGTAACTGCTTGTTTATTACAACCTAAGTATTCACAGAGAGCCGTAGGGCTTATTTTTTTGTAGTTCATGCAATTAAGAATATTATCTAAAATAAGTTGTTCCTCTGGTGATCTTTCTACTTTCTTTTTCGCCATAGTTAGCACCTCCTAAAATTTTTCAACGAAAATCGTTGTTTTGCTATTGACAACAACGGAAATCGTTGCTATACTCTGAATTGTGAACAAGAGATTTTGACAACAAAAACCCGACCCCCGAAAGGTTTTCTTTTTCGGCGGTTGTAGTTGCGAATGGTTTAGTTGTCTTGGCGGATTAAGTATACCATTGCGCCAAAGTGTTGTCAATAAATATTGTTCTCAATTCAAAGAAAGGAGAGGTTTTGTGAAAGAGCGTGAGAAAATTCGCTATCGCCTGAGCGTCAATCACCTGTCGTTTGCATGGCTGATTGATATGCTCCGAAAGCGGGGTATTGAAACGAACGGCCCTGTCCTGAGTGCAATTCTCGCAGGAACTCGTAACGGCCCTTCTGTGGACAAGATCATCGCTGAGTCTATCGACATTCTGGACTGGTACGAGCGGCAGATTGGCGGTGTGTCATGAGCGACAGTGCATTTGTCCCGGAAGTGCGAGGACAGGCCAAAGCGTTCAGCTCACTCCTTGCTCGATCTGTCCGAGAGTTTTTCAAGGACGAAACGAACCGCCAGCAGTTCGAGAGCTGGTACGAGCAGAAGTACGGAACACCGTATCAATGGAAACCTATGGTTTGGAGGAACAGATAATGAAAAAGGTATTTGGTGTGTTGGCATTTCTTTCGTTTTTCTACCTGTTGGGTGTAGTTGGTGCGGTGGAGCAAGACACGATGGCTCTCGGCGCAGGCATGGTTCGTATGGGTATCGGGCTTGGCTGCTTCTGGTTGTTCTGTGAGCTGTCTGGTGCGTTTTATCCCACCCCGCCGAGAAAAAGAAAGAGCCGCTGACGGAACTGGTACTTCCATCAACGGCAAGCGTAAAAGCTCAATCTGATTATATCAGAACCTATCACTTTGTAAAGGAGAACTTTATGAATAGCACGATTGCGAAACTCGCTGACGAGTTCGAGAAGATGGAGAAAACCATCGCTTCTCAGAAGAAGATGATCGAAACCCTTATGCCTACGGGCTATGTGGATACCGATACCGTCAAACTTCACCTTAATTCTGTGTATGGTGTCATGTTCGGCGGTCGCCCCTCTCCGAAGCGTCGCAAGCTGGAAGACTGTTCTTGGGACGAGATCAATATGTATTCCTCCTTCGGCCTTGCTGACAAGGTGTTCGAGGTCGGTGACACCAAGAAATTCCGTCTGGCTGATGGCTCCTATCTGACTGCCCGTATCATCGGGTTCAACCATGACTACGCTGAGGACGGTAGTCTGACCCATATCACCTTTGAAACCGTGGAAACCCTTGACGGTGACATTCCCATGAATGAGAAATCTACCAACGAGGGCGGCTGGGACGCTTCTTATCTCCGTGCCAAGCTCAACGGCAACTTCTTCGAGAAGCAACTTCCCGCTGATCTGAAAGCGGTCATCAAGCCCGTGGTGAAGATCACCGCAAAGAGCGGCAAAAACGAAATGCTGGTTCCTTCCGTTGACAAGCTGTTCGTTCTTTCTGAGCAGGAGGTCTTCGGTCGCAAGATTTATTCCTGCGGCGGTGAGGGTAAGTGGTACGAGTGGTACAAGCGAGAGAACACGCCCTACGGCAAGTGCAAGCAGAATGGTGAGAGGGATTGGAGATGGGAGCGTTCTCCTCGTTCCGGCAGCACCGGCAACTTCTGTTGTGTGAACAACAACGGCGGCGCCAGCTATAACAACGCCAGCAACTCCTTTGGCGTGTCCTTCGGCTTCTGCATTTGATCGGGTATCTCGTAAATCCCGCCCCGTCAGGGGCGGTGAAAGGAGTGAAAACATGAATGTCAATCGCAAGGTTGGCACTGGCTTTGAAAGAGACTTATGCCTGAGTCTGTCGGGTTGTGGCTTTTGGGCGCACAATCTCGCTCAGAACAGTCAAGGTCAGCCGTTCGATGTGATTGCGGCTCGAAACGGTGTCAGCTATCCCATTGACTGTAAGGATTGTTCCAAGAACATTTTCAAGATGGAGCGTATCGAAGAAAACCAGTTTTCCGCTATGACGCTCTGGAAGGAAACCGGGAACGGAGAGGGCTGGTTTGCAATTAGGTTGATAACCGGTGAAGTTCGATTTATCTCTTTCTCTACGCTTTTGGAATTATCCGTTTTGCGAACTGTGCTGTCTGCCAACGATATTAGGCGATACGGTATCACACTCGGAGAGTGGGTGTCCCAATGCAAGTAACTGTTGGCAATCAGCTCCGAATTGAAAATCCGTCTGAGCAGTTGCTTACATGGTGCAAGAAGCAGCTTATTCTTCCCAATCCTGAGTACGCCAAGAAAGTTCGTATGCACTTTTGGGTCGGCAACACACCTGAGAAATTGTACCTGTTCCAATGGGACGGCGACACACTGGTTCTCCCCTATGGTTGTCTGAATGATGTGCTGGCGATGGATGATTGCCACATGAAGGTCAATCTTCCCACACCGACCGAGGTGGACTTCGGTTGCACCATTCCGCTCTATGACTACCAAGTGGAAGCCAAGGAAGCCCTGATAACTGCCTACTACGGTATTCTTCAAGCCCCTGCGGGGTGCGGTAAGACACAGATCGGAATTGCTGTTGCGGCAGATACAGGTCGAAGGACACTCTGGCTGACCCATACACGGGATTTGCTCGTACAGAGCAAAAGCCGAGCAGAGCAGTACATGAGTCCTTCTCTGACTGGCACGATCACCGAAGGTAGGGTTCAAATCGGTAAAGCGATCACCTTCGCAACGGTACAAACCATGTGCAATCTCGATCTGAGTCAATACCGTGATGTTTGGGATTGTATCATTGTGGACGAGTGTCACCGTGTAGCCGGAACCCCGACCGCTATGACGCAGTTCTCAAAGGTGCTGAACGCTCTGGCAGCTCGACACAAGTACGGCCTATCCGCTACGGTTCATCGGGCAGACGGTATGATTGCCGCCACCTACGCTCTGTTGGGTGGGATTGCCTATCAGGTGCCGGAGGAAGCGGTGAAAGACAAGATCATGACCGTCAGCGTTCTACCCCGTGCCACACATCAAGGACTCAGCCGTGAGTTTTTGGACACGGACGGTACGATCATCTATGCCAAGTTGGTCAATTTCCTCGCTGACCGTTATCCCCGAAATAACTTGATTGTCGCTGACCTCGTGGCAAATCGAGATCACTACAATCTCATTCTCTCTGATCGGCTGACGCACTTGGAAACCCTGATGAACCGTCTTCCGCTCGACCTGAGAAAACAGGCGGTCATGATTGATGGGAAGATGACCACGAAGAAAGCCAAGGCTCTCCGAGAACAGGCCATTGAGGAAATGCGGCAGGGGCGCAAGCGGTATCTGTTCGCCACTTACTCTCTGGCAAAAGAGGGCTTGGATATTCCCCGGCTCGACCGTCTGTACCTGACTACACCGCAGAAAGACTACGCTGTGATAACTCAGAGCATTGGTCGTATCGCTCGTACCTTCGAGGGCAAGGGAGAACCCATCGCCTATGACTATGTGGACGATGGTATCCAGTACCTCGTGCGAAGCTACAAAAAGCGGTGTACCACCTACCGGAAAGCGGGGTGCAAGTTCATTGACGGAGAGAACTGATATAAAGGTTCTCGTTGCCTGCGAGGAAAGTCAAGCTGTCTGTATTGCGTTTCGGCGTTTGGGGTATGAAGCCTACTCCTGTGACATTCAGGAGTGTTCAGGTGAACACCCGGAATGGCACATTAAAGTGGACGCTCTACTGTTACTCGGACGGTATCTGGTTTTCAAAACCGAAGACGGAAAAGCTCATTATGTTGAGCGGTGGGATTTGATAATTGCTCACCCGCCTTGCACTTTCATGAGTAATGCGGGAGCGTGTCGAATGTATCCCCGTAAGGGTCAAATTGATAAAGCTCGATTCCAAAAGGCGATGGAAGCCAAAGCGTTTTTCCTTCGATTTCTAAATGCTGACTGTGATCGAGTGGCTATTGAGAACCCCCGCCCTCTCAAAATCGTTGAATTGCCAAAAGAAGATCAGCGAATACAGCCATATCAATTTGGCGACCCGTGGAGTAAACTCACCTATCTTTGGCTGAAAAATCTTCCGCCGTTGGTTTACACCAATGTTCTTACAGAATGGAAGCCCTTTGTTCCTGCCGGAACAGGCCGCAAGGCGGGGGCGGGACAGCTACGGGGCGAGGATACCTCACAATTCCAAAGCCCGTTCAAAAACATTCCCCGGTATTGCGAACGCTATGGCGCAACAATGGGGTGCAGTATTAGGAGGTGATACCGCTGAACCTTGAACCATTCATTTTCGACTGCGAGGTGTTTGCCTACGATTGGCTTTTTGTCTTCAAAAACAAGGTCACGGGGGAATACACCGAGATTTGGAATGACAATGAAGCGGTCGAACAGTTTATGACCCAAGAACCCCTGTTGGCAGGGTTCAACAATAAGCACTATGACCAATTCATTCTGAAAGCGGTTCTCTCTGGCTTTACGCCGGAGGAAATCAAGGCAGTCAACGATTTTATCATCGTTGGTGGTCACGAGGGTTGGGAGTATGCCCCTCTCCGTGACTGCGGGATTTTCTTCGATCAATATGACCTGATGGACGATTGCCAGATGGGTTTGTCCCTGAAAGCAATCGAAGCGCACCTCGGAATGGACATTCGTGAAACCACCGTTCCGTTTAACATCGACCGCCCTCTGACTGAGGACGAGAAGCGAGAGGTCGAGTTCTACTGCCGCCATGATGTTGACGCAACCGACAGGTTGGACGATCTTCGTCAAGGCTACCTGTCCAGTAAGCTCACGCTGGGTCGTGAAAAGGGGCTGTATCCTGCAAAAGCCCTCTACATGACCAACGCCAAGTTGACCGCTGCTTACCTTGACGCAGAGCAGAAACCGCACTATGACGAGCGGGAATATCAGTATCCGCCGAAGCTGCTTCGTCAGTACATTCCGCAGGAAGTGTTCGACTTCTTCGAACGGTTGAAGGACAAGAGTATTCCTGACGAAGTGGTGTTCAAGGAAAAGCTCGATCTGATGGTAGGCGGCTGTCCTTGTACCATCGCCTATGGTGGTATTCACGGGGCTATCCCGTGTTACCGAGAGGAAGCAACGGAAACCCGCTCTATCCGCAACAAAGATGTTGCAAGCTACTACCCGCACCAGATGACCTTGAACGGTTATTGTAGCCGAAATATTCCCTCCCCTGATGTGTATGCCGCCACCATTGAGCGGCGTGTTAAAGCAAAGAGGGCTGGTGATAAGGCTACGGCGAACGCTTTGAAACTGGTGCTGAACACCACCTACGGAGCCATGCTGAACCGCTACAACGACCTGTATGACCCGCTCATGGGACGCTCGGTCTGTATCTCAGGCCAGTTGCAGTTGCTCGAAATGGCGGAACATCTTGTTCAGGACTGCCCCACCTTGAAGATCATTCAGCTCAACACCGATGGTATCATGGTCAGCCTTGATGACTGCGATGTGCCGATGTATCAAGAGATCACGCAGGAGTGGCAGGATAGAACCGGCTTCGAGTTGGAGGAAGACCTTATCAAGATGATCTGTCAGAAAGATGTGAACAATTATGTCGAGGTTCCCTTCGAGGGCGACCCCAAAATCAAGGGTGGCGTTCTCGTTCGTGGGATTGCCCCGGCAGGAGCGTTCAACATCAACAACAACGCTTGTGTGGTCGCCAAGGCGGTCAAGGATTATCTGGCCTACGGTATCCCGGTCGAAGATACCATCATGAGCTGCGACCGCCTGCTGGACTTCCAGTTGGTCGCCAAGGCCGGGAGCAAGTATGGTGACGCTCTCCATGAGGTAGACGGTCAGATGGAGGTCGTGCAGAAGGTCAACCGGGTATATGCCACGGAAGACCATCGGTGCGGAACCCTCTACAAAATCCACCTTGGCACTGGCAATCCCGTCAAGATTGCTGGACTCCCCGCAAAATGTGTCGTAGACAACGACAATCACCTGACGATTGATGTGGTTGACCGTGACTGGTATATCCGGCTGGCACGGCGTTATGTTCGAGATTTCCTCGGAGAGAAGCCACCCAAGCGAAATACCCGCAGAGTCAATTCCATCAAGAAAAAATTATTAGAAATGTTGGAGGTATAAATATGGCTACTACCAAGAAAGCCGCTGAGACTGCGGCGGTGGAATATTCCACCATGAATGTGTTCAAGAAGTTGCAGCTTGCCCGTGTGCGTTTCCTCGAAGCTGGCGTGGACAAGAGCGGCAAGCACATGAAGCTCGAATATAAGTATTTCGAGCTGGCGGACATTGTTCCCAAGGCTGAGCAGATTTTCCTTGAAATCGGTCTGATGATGGTTCCGTCCATGTACGGCGACAAGGCGACCGCTCGTGTCTACAATGTCGATGACCGTGAGGACTTCATTGACTTCGTGGCACCGTACACCCCCATCGCCCCCATCGTGTCCAACGCTGGCAATCAGGTCACAAACGAAATGCAGGCGACCGGCAGCTCCATCACTTACATTCGCCGCTACCTGTGGCAGCTCGTTCTTGACATTGTGGAGCATGACAGTATCGACAGCGGCGAGTTTGACACGACCCCCGCACCCGCTCCCACCGTCACCAAGAAGCCCCCTGTGACCACTGAACAGCGTCAGGAGATCAAGAAGGAACTGACCGGCGCTCCTGCTGGTGTTGCCACCGAGGAACAGGTAGGTACGCTGAAAAGTCTGCTGAAAAAGCTCATGGATATTGACGCAGAGCAGGAACAATTCGTGCAGACCATCGCCATGAAGACCGAGGGCTTTTCCAAGATCGAAGCCGACAAGTGTGACGCTCTGATCGAGGGCGTGAACAATATGCTGGCTGGCTACGAAATGAAAACGGCAAAGGAGGGCTAAGGCATGATTGAAATTGATTGCCGTAAGTGCGTCAATGCAGACTTGGAAGCGGATTGCTGTAAGCTCTACGGTAACAACCCTGATACTGCCGTTCGGGAATGTGCCGCTGACGAATTTGTGAATTATAAGGAGGTAAACAAAAATGGAATGGCTTGACGGCAACAAAATCCAGATTATCCCTCCCAAGCGTCCGAAGAAGCTGACCGGTACTCGCTTTGCCACTATCCTCGGCCTGAACCCGTGGTCTACGCCGTTCGAGATTTGGTGTGAAGTGACCCGCACCTATCAGAAGCCGTTCGAGGACACGATCTACACCATCGCCGGTAAGACCATTGAGCCTAAGCAGGCTGAGTACATGAAGCAGACCTACTTCATGAGCAATCTGGTCACACCGACCGACATTTGGGGCAAAGACTACTTCCGTCAGACCTACGGCGACTTCTTTAGGGAAAGCCCCGTTCTCGGCGGTATGTGGGACTACTTGCTCTATGGTAAAGATGGTAAGCCCACCACCGTCCTCGAAATGAAGACCTCCAAGCGTGTTGAGGACTGGAAGGACGATATTCCTGAGTATTACGCTTTGCAGGCGGCTTTGTACGCTTACCTTCTCGGCGTGGACGAAGTTATCATGGTCGCTTCCTTCCTTGAACTCAAGGACTACGATGACCCTGAGAAGTTCGTGTGCAGCGGTGAGAATACCATCACCCGTCCCTTCAAGGTGTCCGAGCGGTATCCTGACTTCGAGAAGAAGTATGTGAAGCCTGCCCTGAAATGGTGGAAGGACTATGTGGAGAGCGGCATTTCCCCCGCCTTTGACGAGCGCAAGGACGCTGAAATCCTGAAAGCTCTCCGCACCAACAACCTGTCTCCTGAAACGGATATGGCGGCGCTGGTAAAGGAAGCCGAAGACCTGAAAGACACCATGGAACGAATTTTGGCTCATGAAGGTATCCCGGACATGGAAAAACGGTACAAGGTTGTGACTGACATGATTAAGAAAGCCGCAATCGCTCAGTTCCGTGACGGTGACAAGAAGGTGTCTATCGCTGGTTCTGCCTATAATTGGGAAGTCAGCCGTACTTCCACAACGAAGATCGACAAGGACGCTATGAAAGCGGACGGTATTCTGGCGAAGTACACGACCACCGAGGACAGCTACCGCATTTCCCCGAAAGCCTTGAAAGAAGGTGCGTGAAGTGGCGCAGAGTATGCAGAGATTGAGCAAAGATGATTTGCTCAAACTTCTCGACCAGTATGCCGATGACGATTTTGTTGGAGTTTTGTTCACAGCAGCTCGTGATATTCACTCTGACCAGTCCACCATTTTCGTATTCTATGACAAAGTAACGGAGGTTTAATTATGAAATTTTCCAAGTTCGTGAAGTCCCTCGCCCCTGATGGCGGCGCTATCTATGAGTACATGGACGAACGCTGGCTTGCTTCCCCGTCCGTACTTATGCTCATTCCCGATGGTATCCGCAGCGTGACCGGGTACAGCAACGAGAAAATGCCTGATGGCATTGGTCGCCTGATTTCTCAGGTCGGTTGCACCGAGTACGCCACGCTGGTCAAGGCAATCATGCCTGAGCCGGACGGCGCAATCAAGGATTGTGTCCGTATCTTCGCCACGCAGGACAGCACCATGACCCTTCCCATCACCAATGATGACTGGTCGCTGATCGAGAAGTCTGATTTCTGCGAAATCTTGTACGCTTACGATCTGGAAAGCGACAAGAGCGTACCGAAAGCCCTGTTGGTCAAGCAGTACGCTAAGTACCCCGATGACGAAGACCAGTTGGTTGGTATCATCTTCCCCTGCGAGTATGCAGAACAGCTCAATTTCCACACCATAAAAGAAGTATGAGCGTTTGTGGTGGTTGCCCCATCTATTACAATGAATATTTCGGTGTTTATTGTGGAGGTGGGTGCTTAGGTCAAAGCGCTTGTGCCGAAAACCTAATAACTCTCGTTGCTAATATAGCAGACACTATTACAAGATCAAGAAAGGACGATAAAACAATGGCTAAAATCGGACTCACCGAGGGTTTCACCCTCATTCCCGAAGGTACTCATGTCTTTCAGATTACCGATGTGAAGTACAAGGAAGACTTCGGCAAGCTGGAAATCTATATGCAGACGCAGACCGGCAGTAAGCACATCGAGCGCTTCTCCTTACTGAAATCTGATGGCTCTCCCAATGAGGGTGCATACAACGCTTTCAGCTACTTCGCCAAGACTGCCCTCGGCAATTTCGACCTGACCGAGATCGACCACACTGACCTGATTGGTCACTTCATCGAGTGCGATGTAGAACACGATGTTCAGGAGAACAAGAAGAAGCCCGGACAGACCATTACCTTCGCCCGTCTGGTCGATAAGCGCCCCTCTGAGGGCTGGGGAGGCGCTGGCAATACGGTTACTGCCCCCGCTGCTAAAACCGCTCCTAAGACCCCGATGGATTTGGCAGCTCTCCTTGGCTGACACCGAGTGCGAGGGAGGGCTAATTTGAAAGGCTCTCCCTCGCCAATGGTATGTTGAAAACTATGTTGAAAGTGAGGATAAGCTACAATGGCAGAAGCCTATATTTGTTCGCTCTCCAAGGTTCAGCGCCACGCTGAAATCTGCAAGGAGATCAACAATCTCTATGAGCGTAAGAACCATGACTACGGTGACAGCTTTCACCAGACCTTCGTTGAAGAAGGAATGGCGATGGCTCGTATTCGGTTGGGTGATAAGTTCAGCCGCTTCAAAACTCTCTCCCGTGGCGGTGAACAGAAGGTCAATGACGAGTCTATCCGTGACACCCTGATTGACCTCGCTAACTACGCCATTATGACGGTGGTGGAAATGGAGGTTGCCGATGACGCTGAATGATTATCAGAAAGCCGCCGAGCGCACTTCCGGCGACCTGACTTCATGGGATAAAGTTCGCAACGGCTGTTACGGTCTGAACGGCGAAGCCGGAGAGTGTATCGACATTCTGAAAAAGACCGAGTTTCAGGGTCATGCTTTCGACCCGAGGAAGATGGTTGATGAGTTGGGCGATGTTCTCTGGTATGTCGCACAGTTGGCGACCGGCTTGGGTGTGACCCTTGAATATGTGGCACAGCACAATGTCGATAAGCTGCTGGCTCGTTACCCTGACGGGTTCGACAGCGAAAAGAGTATCCATAGGAAGGAGTACGAGCAGCATGAGGATCATTGAACCTTCTGTGGAGCTTATCAACGCTCCTGATTATAAGACCCTTCTGACCACCATCGAAGCTGCTGGGCGTACTTGCTACAAGTCCGAGGACAAAATCACGGACGGAAGCGCAGAGAAGTTTGTCCGTGGCATTATCAAGCGCGGTCACGAAGCTGTCATTGAACATGGTTCTCTCACTGTCCGCTTCATCTGCGACCGGGGCGTAAGCCATGAGATTGTCCGTCACCGTCTGGCGGCGTTTTGTCAGGAGTCCACCCGGTACTGCAATTACGGCAAGGAGGGCTTCGGCAGTGAAATCACCGTTATTCGCCCCTCTACGTTTGATAAAGAAGATTCTACATACCGGATTTGGCAACGAACGTGTAAGCAAGCGGAGGTTGCCTACTTTGATCTGCTGAACGAGGGTTGCACCCCACAGGAAGCTCGATCTGTCCTTCCGAATAGCCTGAAAACCGAGGTGGTCATGACCGCCGATCTCAGAGAATGGCGGCACTTCTGTAAACTCCGTTGCGCTCCTGCGGCTCATCCTGATATGCGAGTGGTTGCCAGCGAATTACTCAACAAATTCAAAATGGTCTACCCCGTCTTCTTTGAGGATATTGAGTCATGAAGGTGAAGAAAGCTGGCGGCAAGGTGTTTGGTGCGGTCTTAACTGCCGCCGAGAAGAAAGCGATGGAGATGGAAATCAATCGTCAGGTCGTGGAAGCCGATAGGCGGTACGTCGATGATATTGACGCTATGGTGCTTTACACCCTTCATGTTCACCTTGGTTTCGGCAAGAAGCGCCTGCGGAAATTCTATGACGCTTTCTCCGCCGAGCATGACCGCCTTATCCAGTATTATCAAATGCCGGACGATTACACATGGCTCTGCAAAGAAATGTTGAAGCGTATCGGCGTTGATGTTGAAGCATGGAATAAAGAAAGGAAAGAACCCGATGAAACTGAAAAGCATTGACGGCAAAGTGCCGTATATCATGGCTGCTGGAAAGGACTTCGTGAAAGATGAAATGTCGCTGGCGGCGGCAGAGCAGATTTGTTCCCGTGGAACACAGACCGCCAGCAAGCTCTTTCCCGATTTCCCCATCTGCGTAGATGGCAAGTTCTATTTTGCTGGAACCTCGACAAAGCCCAAGTCCAGCAAGGCTAAGACCCCTTGCGAGGGCTGAGATTTTCGATCTTCCTGTGGCTCGTCACCGTTATCGCTGTCCTCTGTCTGAAATTACCCACGGTTGAGGTTGAAGAACCTTCTCCCGTTGTCGAGGTGGTAGAGGTAGTCACCCCGGAGCCAGAGCCGGAGGTGACACCTCAGCCGTGGACAGACGAGGAAGTGATTGTACTGGCGAAAATGCTATGGGGAGAAGCCAGAGGGGTCAGTTCTGACGCTGAGAAAGCTGCTTGTGTGTGGTGTGCGCTCAATCGTGTCGATCATGGCTACGGCGATATTATAACGGTCGTGACTACACCCAAACAATTTGTAGGGTACAACGAGGAAAACCCGGTCGATGATGGTTTGATTACTCTTTGTATAGATGTATTGACCCGCTGGTATGCAGAGAGAGAAGGTCAGGTCGAGGTCGGTCGTGTCCTCCCTGCGGATTACCTGTGGTTCTCTGGCGATGGCAAGAGAAACCACTTCCGCAACGCCTACCGTGGCGGTGATAGATGGGATTGGTCTTTACCAAGTCCGTATGAAAGCTGAGGTAAGCCTATGAGCTATTTGAATATACCCGCCGAACTTCAAGGGGAAAAGGCATGGGTCAATGTGTGGGACGGGTCGAAAGTTCCCATGCAGGCCACCGTCAGAAAGGCGGCTTCTTCCTCTAACCCGGATACATGGTCAAATTACATTGACGCTGAACACAATGTCCAGCACGGCTACTATGACGGTCTTGGCTATGTATTTCACGATACAGGGGTCGTAGGTATCGACATTGACGATGGCTTTACTGATGGACTTCTAAACCCGCTGGCGGCTGACATTATCGGTCATTGCCACTCCTACACGGAAAAGTCCAGAAGCGGGAGGGGGGTTCACATTCTCGTTCGTGGGGAGCTGCCCTTCAAGGGCAAGAACAACCGTGCCGCCGTGGAGATTTACAAGAGCAATCGGTACTTTATCATGACCGGCGAGGTTTTGATCTTCTCCGAGATCGTTGAAAACCAGTCAGCGATTGACTATGTGGTTGAGAAGTATTTTCCCGACACACCGAAAGAAAGCAGTTCAGGTACGGTCGCCCCTCAGCGTATCTATTCCCCTATCTACCGCCGCCCTGAAAACGGCAAGCTGCATTTGAAGCCTGAATACCCGCCTATCACACCGGGAAGCCGGAACCTCAGCCTGACTTCTCTGGCGGGTCAGCTCCATAATCAAGGTTACACCAAAGCAGAGATTTACAAAGAGCTGTTGTACGCCAATCAACAGGCTTGCAAGCCGCCGCTCCCTCAGTCCGAGGTCGAGTTGATTGTTAACAGCGTGACCAGATACAGGAGGTAATTATGAAACCTTATCAGCGTGGCGATGTTGTTATCATTGATGTTCCCATGCTTGCCAACAGTCATATTCAGGCCGGTAAGCGTCCGTGGGTGGTTGTGCAAAACAATGTCGGCAATCAGTTTTCTTCCACCAGCATTGTCGTTCCCCTGACCACTAAAATCAAGCGGCTGGAATTGCCAACCCATGTGGCTGTCACTTGGGGTTCTTTACAGCCGAGCATGGTTGAGTGTGAACAGGTGCGTGTCGTAGATGTGTCCGATGACTGGGAGTACATCTGTACTCTGCCCCCTGAGATTATGCGTCATGTGGACACCGCTTTGAAGAACGCTTTCTTCTATGGGGGGGGGTGTAGACAGTGGAGAGTGAGAAGAAAATCTGTCCGTTATCAATGAGTTGCCCCGAAGATATTCCCCTCTGTCCCTGCCAGAAACAGCGCTGTGCATGGTGGGACGAAGACTCTCAGGACTGCGCCGCTGTGGTGCTGGCGAGAGCGATGAAGAAAAGGAAGTGAACTCATGCTTTACAATTTCAACGGAACCCTTCTCAATGTCGCAGACATTGTGACTGTCTCAACCAGTAAAGGCCAACGAGCGGAATACCCCTTTGTTCTCACGGTTGCCATGAGAAACGGTCAGCAGTTTGCGGTCAGCTACCACAACGAAATCGACCGCATACGGGAAGTCAATGAGATCGCACGAGCCTTTGACCGCTCTGTGGTCAACCCCGTTACCCGCTACGAGGTTGAGTCCATCGTGGAGAAGTACATTAAGAAAGTCAGAGCCGACCTTCAACCCCTGAAAAAGTTCGCAAAGGAGAGTGCTGAAAATGGCTGATGAAATCACAACCGTCCCCGAAGAACAGGCTCTTTTCCAGCTCTCCAACGGTCGCTACATCATGGACGAAGCTCAGTCCCGTGTGATGTTTCAGATTAAGGAAGCACAGCCTGAGCATAGCCATCCAATCAGCGGTACGGGGTATTCGTGGGACGAGTCCGGCATGGCGGAGCTGTTTTCCGAGTGCTACAAGAATGATACCCGCTACTGCCCCGAAGCGAAAAGTTGGTTCACCTACTCCGAGGGTGCATGGCGTAAGGACACCGGCTCTCTGCTGGTAGCGGAGAAGATCAAAGAGTTCTGCCGTCTGATGGCTCTTTATTGCGGTGAGATCGCCAATGAAGAACGCCGCACCGAGTACATGAAGTTCATTGTGAAGATGGGCGACCGGCGCTTCCGTGACCGGCTGATGAAGGACGCTGCCAGTGTGCTTCCTATCGCTTCGGCGGAGTTTGACGCAAACCCCTACCTTATCAACTGCAAGAACGGAACTTTCGACCTCGAAAAGATGGAGTTCCGGGAGCATGACTGGCACGACTTTCTGACCATGCAGACCAACTTTAACTACACCTTGCAGGACGCACGGTGTCGCCGCTGGGAGAAGTTCGTTGCAGAGGTCACTTGTAATGACGAAGACAAGGCTGACTATCTGCAAAAGGCGCTGGGGTACTCCATGCTGGGTATGGCGAACGAGGAATGTATGTTCATTCTCCATGGCAAGACCACTCGCAACGGTAAGTCCACCATGCTCTCGGCAATTCACCACCTTCTCGGTGATTATGCTTCCGTGTCCCCCGTGTCGATCATCTGCAAGGCGGAGCGGTCGAAGAACGCCGAAGCAGCGAGCCCCATGCTGGCTTCCCTGAAAGGTAAGCGGTTTGTCACAATGGCGGAGAGTAACCAGTATGGCAAGCTGGACGAAGAAACGATCAAGCAGCTCACAGGCGGCGAGGAAATCAAAGCCCGGAACCTCTATGAGACTGCCACGACCTTCCTGCCGCAGTTCACCCTTTGGCTCTCCTGCAACGATCTTCCAACCGTCAGCGATAAGTCCCTGTTCGCTTCCGACCGTGTGCGGGTCATTGAGTTCAACCGCCATTTCACCGAAGCAGAGCAGGACAAGAACCTGAAAAATGAGTTCCAGACACAGGAAGCTATGCAGGGCATTTTCGCTTGGCTGGTCGCCGGGTACTTCAAGTACAAACGGTTCGGTCTGAAAATGTCCCCCGCCATGCGGAAGGTGGTCAACCAGTACGAGCGTGACAACGATCTGTGCTTGCAGTTCCTCGAAGAACGCTGTGAGCAGGCCGAGGGAGTCAACACCCGCTCGAAATCCCTGTTTGACGCTTACAAGATTTGGTGCAAGTCCAACGGGTACTTTGCCTGTTCTGCCAAGCGGTTCAATGCCGACATGGAAACGCACCCTGAGTGGCACGGCGGCAAGGTCGTGTATCAGGGCTACCCCGTCTACAAGAACCTCAGACTGAAAGGAGCGTCCTAATGAACCGTTCATGTAATTCTATCCTCTGCCGCTTCGGTATCCACACAGCAGACCCGTATGTTCACATTCATGTCAGGTGTCGGAATGGTTCTCACCGTTGGCAGAGCAATTATGAAATCTGTAAGCGGTGCGGCAAACGCCTGAGAAAAATCCGCATTGTAAAGGAGCGTCCGTGATGAAAATTACTCTTGATATTCCCGATGGCATTATTGCGGGGTTCTTCAATGGTGTAGAGGTCACGGCTCACGGTATGCAGTTGGTGTCCTATCAACTTAGCACTGACGATCTGAAAGATGGTAACATCGTAAAACTCCCCCGTGAACAGGAGGTGACAGTATGATTGCCACCAATGAAGAACTCGCCCTGCTGGAAAAGTGGAAGCGAAAACTCTGCTTGCAGGAGTGGCGGATAAAGCTGTTGACCCACCTTCACCCGGAAGAAATGATGGTGCGTAATGCCGCAGGCTGTACCGAGTGGTCAGAAGCAATTAAGACCGCTCGTATTGAGATCATCAATCCTGCCTGTTACGGCGACCGCATTGTGCCGTTCAATTTTGAAAAGACGCTGGTTCATGAGCTGCTACACCTGAAATTCTCCTTCTGGTGTCAGAACGAAGATGATGTTGGCGATAGAGTCATGCACCAGATGATTGACGATCTCGCAAGAGCTTTGACGGAAGGGGACAGCGATGATGAAGCCTGAATACTGCCCCGATTATGTGGGCGTTGCCTGCGTTGATGGCACTTGCCCTGTTGCCAACCGTGAAGAATACGCTGAGCGGTGTATGCCTGTCATTTCCTGTTGCCGGGGCTGCTTCTATTATAAGGGTTGTGAAGACTGTGCAATCTCTGATGATTGCGACCGAATGGAGGATAAATATGAGTAAAAAGTGTGTATGTGGCAATGAAATGACTCGTGAAGACTGGAAGCACGAGTGGGTTTGTCATCGTTGTGGACGAAAGCGGCCTATTCCACTACCCCCGATGTTCACCGTCTTCATGTGCCGTAAATGTGAACACCTTCTGTATGTTGAGGAAGACGAGGACTTTCCTCAGAAGCTCGGAAAAATCGCCGCAAAATCATGTTCCTGTTGCGGCGAACAGGAAGAAGGTCTGTGGAGACTTCTTGGCAGGGCAGAAGGGTTCGAGGGAACCGTGTTCACGGAGGAAAGTGATGAAGACTGAGAAAAAGAACCTTCGCCGTATTTCCATCGTAGTCACGGCACAGACCAAGGGCAACCTTGAACGGCTGGCGACGGTCTGCGGCTACTCGGAGATCGGTCGAGTGGTTGACAAACTCACCCGTGAAAAGATGATCTCCCTCCATGACTTTGAAAGAAAGGAGAAGCACTATGAATGATGTAATGGAGCAAATCAAAACGCTTTCTGCCACCTTGGACGAGGAAACCACCCGCTTTCACCCTACCGGCAGACTGCTGTTGCTGGGTTCCTACGAGAGCGTATTTCTGAAAGCGGTCAAGCGCAAGGCTAACCTGTTAGGTATTGACTGTGACCTCACTCAATACCCCTGCCCTCCGTACAAGGCCGTGGTAGTGGACAGAGAAACCGTCCCGTCTGACATTAAGCTCACCGCCGAGGTTGACATTGACCATTCCTACTCACAGGGAATGTCATCGGTGTCTCAGGCGACTTTGGCGCTCCTGCTGGCATTGGACTTGGTTCACGCTAAGGACATTACCATTGTAGGCCGGGGTCACGCCGTTCAGAACTTGGCAAAGTACCTCACCCTCGGTAACGCAACTGTGACGGTGGCGCACTCCAAAACCAAGAGTCTTTTGCAAGCCACGATGAACCGTGATGTGGTGATCTACGCCACGCCGACTATCACGAAGGACATTTCCTACAACACTCGTGATCTGGTCATCGACCTCGGCAATAGTGTTCCTCACCCTGACCGCTTCAACTGTCCTTATGTGAACAGGATTGGTCAGCTCACCGTGAGCGTGTTGCTTAACCGCTTTGCGAGAAAGGAGCATAGAGCATGAGTGACATTCTGACAATTATCGCCGCCGTTGAATGGATTGTTGTAGGCTGTCTATTCTTATGGCGACTGCGCCACTGGAACCGCCGCTTTTCGGAACTCTATGACGAGCTGCGAAAGGAGATTGGTAATGACTAATCTGGAAGCGGTAATCGTGATAGCTATGGTGAAAAACAATTTGAATGTTACCGCCGTAGCTAATACCCTGCCCATGCAGCGTAATACTGTTCTTTATCACTTGGATAAAATCGAGCGAGAAACAAAATTAAATCCTCGACACATTCATGATCTAATTGATCTTTTGGAAATTGCCTTGGAGGTGTTATAGAGTGGGTCTTGATATTGTAGTCATGGAACGCAAAGATGTTCGCTGCCCTCATTGTGGTGAGGTCATCAATACGGTGGACATCGCCAGCACCGACAGCGGCGGTCGTGCGTGGTATGAGTTCTTGGAAAATATCGGGTACTGTGTTCCTTACGGCAAGCGTACCGAAGAAAAAGATTGGAACTGTTTGGACATGGTTCTTGACAACGAGCAGGCAAAGCAGCTTGCAGACTATGCCGTGAAGAAAGAAGTCTACAACTGGGATGGAGTGGAGAGCGTTGTAGCGGAAGCACTCGCCCACGGAAACAAGGTGGTCATCAACGCCAACTGGTAGTTAGGTGATAAAGGTGATAAAGGTGAGTGTTTTTGCAAAGACTTTTTTCAAATTGGCGTGTTTTGAAAAATTGTTTTTCGTATTTTAGGTGAGTTAGGTGAGTAATCGGGCATAAATGCCTATAACTCTCTCTTATACGCGCGTATATAGAAATAGTTATAGGGAAATGCACCCGATTACTCACCTTTATCACCTTGGCAACTTTGAAAGGAGAAAACGACTATGGCAGATGAAATTGTGAAGAAACGCACTCGGCCTGATCGTAAGGAAGCCATGAGCGTCCATACGGAACCGGGTGACAACAGAAAATATTTGCAACATTCGATGGTCATGTTGGACTGGCCTGATGTGAATGTGAGAGAACCTGAACAGGTCAAAGAGCGTATGGGAATGTACTTTGCTCTGTGCGCTCAGGACGATATGAAGCCCTCTGTTGCTGGTATGGCATTGGCTTTCGGAGTGGACAGAAAGACGATATGGGCATGGGCAAATGGGGTAGATAGTAAGACGCTACCCGCCGAAAGCCGTAACTTAATTAAAAAGGCGTATCAACTTTTGAACGCTCAGATGGAAAGTTATATGCAGAACGGAAAGATCAATCCGGTCGCCGGTATCTTCCTGATGAAGAACAACATGGGCTATGCGGACAAGCAGGAGGTCGTGTTGACACCCAACCAGCAGCTCGGAGATCAGGTTCCCGCCGAGGACTTGGAAAAGAAGTACCTCGAAGATGTGGTGGGTGCGTCCAGCGACTATGACCCGGAGGACTGAGCGACTTTCACGACTATGGCTTACGACTATGCCGAGCGACTTTGCGACTTTCCTACGACTTTCACGACTTTCGCCCGAACGACTTTACGACTTTCCGGCGAGGGTCTGCGACTTTGACAGAGCTGCCGATCTCCCGCTCCGGGGTCGGCGGCTTTTTCTTTCCCGGCTGATCGGCGGCGGGTTCCACCGGGGCGGCGTGGGCGCTGCCGGGGTTCCGGCCTGATCTGGGTGGCGTTTTTCGCCCTTTATAATGTATAGTGCAAAAAAGTGTAGTTTTTCAGACGGTTGCAAGCGTCAATAAAAAACTTGATAAAATATCAATAAAACGCTTGACAATCAATAAAATGCTTGATATACTCTAATCATCAATAAAACACTTGATAACGATTGATGAAGGGAGTTTTAACAATGCTGAGAACCAATAGCAAGAAAGCCGCCGAAAATATCCGGGCGTATATCATGGATAATTTCACGCCAGAGGGTTACACGGACAACCCGCCGCAGGAGTTCCCCAAGATTGCCGCTTTTATCCTCGACACATTCAAAAGTGAAAAATATGGGTGTCCGCAAGATGTCCGCTATTATCACGGCAGCGAAGCCGCCGCTTTTGCTGACTGGTGCGCCGGTCTGCCGTCTGTCCTCGATACCTTGTATTTTTACAATCGTTCGGCGGTTGATGACCTCGGCGCAATCCTCGAAGAAACAGAGCAGGAAAAAAACCGGTACACCGAACAGCAGGCCGAACAGCTTTTAACAAGCCTGATTTACAGAGAATTACAGAAGGGAGAGCGGAAAGCATGAGAAAGTACAAATTAAAAGAGCTGCGGGAGCTTGTGCGGCTCGGAATGGCTGAAGATTACACCAATAAGCCGAGCGAATATATTTACACGCTTTGCAGGCTTGAAAAAGTGGGCTATTCTACGGGCGTTTATGGTATCAATGGCGGATTGGTCGAAGATACCGAAACCGGGCAGCTATACGCCATTATTGGGCGTTGCTCTAATCTGTTTATCTTGTTTTAAGGGGGTTATATCATGGTTAAGTATGATAATTGCAAGAATTGCGTGAGCCATTGCGAACACGCCGGAAAAAACCGAGAGTTTATTTGCCCCGGCGAAAAGTCCTGCAAAGTGCTTTATACGCCTGAGAGAGTAACGAAAGCGGCGGCGGATTTTGTAGGGGCTATAAAGCTCATAGCCACCAAGCCGGACAACCTCGACAACCTCGAAAGCTATCTTTCTCACCATTTCCCGGAATGGGTCAGCAGATGGGCAAACAGCCCGGAAGACCTCGCCGCAGAGATGAAGGAATTTGCAAGAATGGAAATATAAAGGAGGTACAAGCGTGTATTTAATTCTTTTGTTGCTTTTGTTGCCGGTTCAAATCCTGATTGAAATATTGAAATTGAATAAATGAACGCCGCCCCGGTGCTATTCCGGGGCGGTTGTTTTTGCGCTTTTTCGGTCTGATCGGGGCGGCGTGAATGGGTGACGGGGGCGGGGGATATACCAGCGGCAGCGAGGGCGGGGTAAGCTGAAAAATACCCGCAAAAAATAAAAAGATCAATTTCAAGAAAACGCTTGACAATAAAACACTTGATATGTATAATAAAGCCGAGGTGATAAACATGAGAGGTCGAGAAATCCTGAAAGAGATCATGGCTTCCAAGTCTCTTTCCAACGCTGAACTCGCAAAAAGACTCAATGTCTCTAACGCTACCATTTGGGAACGTCTGAATAACAAAAACGTCAAGGACATTCCCGTGTCCCTGCTGACCACCATGCTCAGAGCGATGGATTACAAGGTCATCGTTGTTCCTGCCAATACCCGTCTGCCGGAAGGAGGTTTTGAAGTTGAATGACACATTAAAGCTGATTGAAACCCGTACCATCAATGATGCCCTCGTTAATGGGTATTACGACAAGAAAGAAGCATGGTTCACCCGTGATGAAATCGGTTTGGTTCTTGGTTACGCCGACCCCCGGCAGTCCATAGCGAATATCCACAATCGTCACAAAGAGCGGTTTTCGGATAAATCGGCCCAAATCAATTTGATTTGCACTGATGGAAAAAGCTATGACACTACCGTTTATAATTTCAAGGGCGTTATGGAGATTTGCCGTTGGAGTAAACAGCCGAAAGCTGATATGGTTATGGAAGCACTTTATGACATGGCTGAGTCCGTTGCTCGTACCGGCTTCTATTCTGTTCTTCCCGATCAGGAACTTATTGATCTTCTTGTGAAGCGTCAGAGCGAGAACCCGACCTTCCTTCGAGAAGCCGCCGTTGATTTGAAGTCTAAGAAAGCTCTAGAACAGCTTGCCCAAGACGCACAGCTTAGAGAGTTGTGGAAGCAGAGAGCCGAACTCCCTCTTGGGGAGTATAAGAGCAGACTCGATGTTATTTGCAATGGCAACTTCACCCTTCTCAACAAGGAAACCAAGAAATACGAGAAATGGTACACCGCTTTTAAGGCTCGCAAGGTAGATTATAGCTTGTAAGCTATTAGAGTGTATAAACTCTCTATATATGCACGTACTAAGAGAAAGTTATATAACTCAATAGCTCGTAAGCTATTATGGAAAGGAGAACAACATGACAGTAAAAGAAATCGTCTATCTGCTGTCTACGAAGCAGGGATTGACCCAAGATGGCTTAGCCAATAAAATAGGCTATACCAATCAAGGGAGTGTTGCTCGTCCTCTTTCCCGTAATAGTGGAATGACCATGCAAGTTGGCACACTCATTCGCTGGTTGGAGGCTTTGGACGCTCAAATCGTCATTGAACCTCTTGACGGTGATGACGGGTATGTTTTGGACGGGGAGAAAGAGTTATGAGATGGGGATATGGTCGAGTCAGTTCCAAAGGACAACGGCTCTATGGTATGTCGCTTGAAGACCAACTTGAAAAGCTACTGGCTCAAGGTATCGACCAAGAGCATATTCTACTGGACACCTACACTGGTACGAAGATCGACAGGCCGAAGTTCAACGAAGTCCTCTCTAAGCTGAAACCCGGTGATGAATTAGTGGTGTGTAAACTCGACCGCTTTGCCCGTACTGCTCCCGAAGGAGCCATGTTGGTTCGTGACTTGGTGGGTCGTGGTGTCACAGTCAATATTCTCAACATGGGCGTTGCGGACAATACGCCAATGGGAAAAGTTATGGTGACAGTCATGCTTGCGTTTGCCGAGTACGAGCGGGACATGATTGTTGAGAGAACCAGCATGGGTAAGGCCATGAAGCGTGAACATGATCCCGATTGGCGGGAAGGTCGCAAATTAAAAGAAATTGACAACGAGCGGTTTGAAAAACTCGCTCAAAAACAAAAAGACGGTCTTATTACCGTAGCGGACTGCTGCCGGGAGCTTGGTATCAGTCGCTCTACATGGTATGACCGGGTAAGAAAGGCTGGTTGATCGTGAAGAAAGAAATTAGTCCTCAGAAAAAGAGAGTGGTTTATCTCCTGTGCGGTATCATTATCGTGATAGCTATTTTTTCTTGTGTCGCCATTTTGATGTCACCCTCAATGGAGTCTTCTCCTTCCGAGTCTGAACCTCAGACTTCCGAGGAAACCTCGGCAGCCGGTACTGCTACTTTCGATGAAATTTACCATGCCTATAAGGAAAACGAGCTGGTAGCAGATGATTTATACCAGCATAACCGTTATCGAGTGACGGCGAAAATTAACGGAATGACCAATGACGGGTTGTTTAATCTAACAGGTGGTGCAACGCTGACTCTGGAAACAAAGGTCGATAACACTATCGTCTTCTTTTATGCCGAGTTCGAGAAAGAGCAAGAGGAAAATCTAAAGGCAGTTAAAGTTGGAGATACTATCACTTTTGAAGGTAAGTGTCTTGATGCCGGGAATTGGTCGGAATGTGAGTTGGTTACACCATGAAGTTCTTTTTTAACATCATCGGATATTTTCTGATAATCAGTTCTATTTTGCTGGTTCTGGCGTTTGTGATACCGAAAATTCTATAATCGGCTTCTGCAAGGGCAGGAGTAACAGCCAAGACGGGCTATCTGTGTAGAAATACACGGGTAGCTCGTTTTTTGTTGGAAAGGAAATGCACATGAATTATGAAAAACTCTCCGGCTCTATCCGGGCCGTGATTGACCGCCGACCGGGAGATAACGGGGCGTACAGCGACCTCTTTTCTCTGTGCCGGGAGTGGGAAACCGAGGATTTCTCGGCGGCACATAAGGTGAACAAGGAGCTGCTGGCGCTTTCCGCAGATCAGGTAGTCCGTGGAGGTGGAGCGAAGTTCTATGAGCAGTGGCGGCGGTGTCTTCTCTTTGAAGCGCCCCATGATTTTGACTCCTTCATGACCTATATCGAACTTGACCGCAAGCCGGAAAAGCGGTTTTATGCGCCCCGGAAGCACTATCTCAGACCGATGGTGCAGGGGTTTCAAGATGTTCTGGACGGGAAGCTGCGCCTTTTGACGATCTCCATGCCGAAACGAGCGGGAAAGTCTCAAACGGGTATCAATTTTGTGAATATGCTCTCTGGCAAGTTTCCTGACCGCTCGACCCTGATGGAAGGGACAGGCGATGACCTTGTAAAGAGCTTCTACAATGGTTGTCTGGAATACCTGACAGTCCCCAATGAGTACCTGTTCTACGATGTATTCCCGGACGCACGGCTGGTACAGACCAATGCCGACACGAAGACGGTGAACCTGAAAAGCAAGTCCCGTTTCCCAACCATCATGTGTCGTTCCATTGACGCTCGACAGGTGGGCTTGTCAGAAGCCACCAATGTTCTCTACCTTGATGACTGTGTGGAAGGTCGTGAGGAAGCCAAAAACCGCCAGCGGCTTGATGATAAGTGGGAAGTGATCTCCGGCGATATTATGGGTCGTGCCATTGAAGGTACGCCGATGGTCTTTACCGGCACTCGCTATTCCCTGTATGACCCCATCGGTCGTGTGCAGGAACACGCACAGCGGGAGGGTTGGGCTTGGAGAGCGATTGAGATACCCGCCCTCGATCTCGTGACGGACGAGAGCAATTATGAGTATGAGCGGGAGGGCAAAAAGGTTTTCACCACCGCCTACTTCCGGGAGCAGCGGGAACTTCTGAGCGCAGAGCAGTTTGAGAGTGAGTTCCAGCAGCAGCCTTTTGAAGCGAAGGGTCTGCTGTTCAACAAGGACGAGCTGAACTACTTCTTTGAGCTGCCGAAAGACCGTGACCCGGATACCATCATCGCCGTTGGCGATACGGCGGAAAGTGGCTCTGACTCGACCTCTATGCCGGTGGCGATGATATACGGCAATGCTGTGTATATCGTTGATGTGGTCTTCGATGACTCCCCCGCTGAGGTGACGAAGCCGGAATGTGCCAAGTGCCTGATCGAAAACAAGGTGGCTTCCGCTGTCTTTGAGTCCAACAACGCCGGTCAGTATTATGCCAGAGATGTTGACCAGATTATTCGAGATCGAGGGTACTCCGTGGGTATCCGCACGAAGCGCACGATCTCCAACAAGCAGACCCGTATTGAGTTCGCTTCCGACAACATCAAAAAGAACTTCTACTTCAAGCACCCCTCCACCTACAAGCGGGGCAGTCAGTATTGGAACTTCATGAAGGAAGTGACCACCTACACACGCTCCGGCAAGGTTCCGCACGATGATGCTCCTGACTCCCTCTCCCTGTTGGAGAACGAAATCCGTATGTTGTCCGGGGGCAAGGTTGAGGTCTTCAAGCGTCCCTACTGAAAGGTTGGTTTTGACAAATACTGTGGCGAATGGTATAATAAAAGGTTAGTATTGACAACCATTGGAGAGTTTGGTACAATGATAAGAGAGATAATAGGTAGAGGGAAGGAGGTGCTGTAAGTGGGTGCGAGAGCGTTGTTTGGTCGCCGTGTGATCTATACCGATGTTGCCGAAATCAATGCCGGGAACATCATTGATGTTCTGCAAAAGGCTTTGTTCGTCCATCTACAAAACAGCGCCGACATTGACTATCTCTATCGGTACTATCGTGGAGATCAGCCCGTGCTTTACCGGGAAAAGGAAGTACGGCCTGAAATCTGCAACAAGGTCGTTGAAAACCGAGCCAATGAGATCGTGTCCTTCAAGGTCGGCTATCTGATGGGCGAACCCGTTCAGTATGTGAGCCGAAGCGATGACGAGAGCATTTCCGCTGAGGTCAGCCGCTTGAACGATTATGTTCTCAGTGAGGATAAGCCTGCCAAGGACAAGGAACTGGCGGACTGGTCGCACATTGGTGGTACTTCCTATCGTATGGTGCTTCCTGATGGGGAAGCCGATGTGGAGGAAGATGAAGCTCCCTTTGAGATTTTCACCCTTGACCCCCGCTTCGCTTTTGTGGTCTACTCTACCGCCCTCGGCAATCCCGCCATGATGGGCGTGAAGTATGTGAAGGACGAGAACGGCAATCTGATTTTCAGTTGCTACACCCGTGACCACTACTACGAAGTGGAGAATACTTGGGCGATCATTCGGAGTGAACCTCAGATTTTGGGTATTCCCATCATTGAGTACCCGGCGAATAAGGCTCGGCTGGGAGCCTTTGAGATTGTCCTCCCTCTGCTGGACGCTATTAACACCGTGGAGAGCAACCGCCTTGATGGTGTGGAGCAGTTCGTACAGGCGCTCATGCTGTTCCACAATGTTGATATTAACACCGAGGATTTTCACCAGCTTCGTGACGAGGGCGCTATCAAGTACAAGGACATTGACCCGCAGTTCAAGGCTGAGATCGAGTATCTGACCTCGGAAATGAACCAGACACAGACGCAGACCCTCGTGGACAGTATGTATAACACCGTCCTGACGATCTGCGGTATGCCGAACCGCAACGGTGGTTCTTCCACCAGCGATACCGGCTCTGCGGTCATCATGCGTGATGGCTGGTCGGCGGCGGAAGCCAGAGCCAAGGACTCCGAGCTGATGTTTAAGCAGTCTGAGAAGGATTTCTTGAAGCTGGTTCTGCGTATCTGCCGTGACCTGAGCGACCTGACGCTGAAACTCAGCGGTCTGGAAATCCGCTTTACCCGCAGAAATTACGAGAATATCACGGAAAAGGCAAATGTGCTGACTGCTATGCTTGCCAATCCGAAGATCGCCCCGGTTCTGGCCTTTACCCATTGTGGTTTGTTCTCTGACCCGCAGCTTGCGTACCGTATGAGTATGGATTACGCTGAGGAACAGGAGAAAAAGGCCGCTGAACTCGCAACCAAACAGAAGGAGGTTAATCCTGATGGTGAAGGAAATCCGCCTGACCCCGGAAGCGGTCAGGAAGATTGAGGAAATCTTGACTGCGGGAAAGACCGTTGAGATCGCAGAATGGCACGAGAAGGTGGTCGTGTGGGCGGTCAGCAGTAAAAAGAAATATGAACAGCCTATCGCATAGGCGATAGGAACAGCCATTACGGGCTACTGATACCGAAAAGGTATTGGTAGCCCTTTTATTTTTCCTTCCAATGCCCTCGGAGTTTTCGGACAGTCCGTGAAAGCTCAGTCTTTTCGGAGATATGAGAAAGGCGAAGACAACGGTTTGACCGCCGTAAGGCGTTGAATGGTCAGGGAAGACCTTAATCGCAAACGGGAGACAACCCGTAAAAACAGAAAATAGTGCTGAGTGAACAGCCTTGTTAAACGCAGGAGGTAATCATTATGGCAAAGATCGACACCAGCAAAATCACGGGCTATGCGGAAATGTCTGCGGAAGACAAGCTGAAAGCTCTGGAAGCGTTCGAGTATGAGGACAACGCCGCCGAGCTGGAAAAGCAGAAAGCCGCTGTTTCCAAGGCCAACTCCGAAGCCGCTGAGTGGAAGCGTAAGCACAACGCTCTGTTGGGTGAGGACGAGAAGAAGAAGCAGGAGCAGGAGGAAAAGTTCGCCAACATGGAGAAGGAGCTTTCCGAGCTGCGGGAAGCCAAGCGTGTTTCCGAGTTCAAGGCCAAGTTCATCGCTCAGGGCTATGACGAGGTTCTTGCCGAGGACACCGCAAAGGCAATGGCTGATGGTGACTCTGCCAAGGTGTTTGCCAACCAGCAGAAGTTCCTTGACGAATATGCAAAACAGGTCAAGGCTGACGCTCTGAAAAAGACCCCCAAGCCCACTCCCGGTGCCGGTGGCGGTACTGGCGAGATGGATTACGCCAAGAAAATCGAGGAAGCACGGACAAACGGCGATTTTGCCGCCGTTGCTTACTACACTCGCCTGCAAGCCGAAGCGGAAGCGCAGGCGAAAAAAGAGTAAAGGAGAGTTTTTACTATGGCAGATCAGTTTGCTATGAGTTTCGGGGTACTCAATTACTCCGGTATGCTCTTTAACAAGGGCAACACCCGCACCCCTCTGAGTTCCATCATCGGCGGTCGTGCCAAAATCACGAACCATGTTGAGTTCCCGACCGGTCAGGAGTTCACCTCTGGCGGCGGCGCTCAGCCTGCTATCAGCGAGAGTGCTTCTCTGACCGCCCCTGCCGCCACCGTTGTGACCCGTGCGCAGAAGACCAATGTGACTCAGATCTTTCAGGAGTCTGTGGGCATTTCCTACGGGAAGATGTCTAACATGGGTACTCTGAGCGGTATCAATGTGGCGGGTCAGCAGGCCAACCCCATGAACGAGCTGGACTTTCAGGTTGCCGCCAAGATGATGAAGGTCAATGCCGACATTGAGTACACCTTCATTAACGGTGTCTACAACAAGGCCACTGATGACACCAAGATCAACAAGACCCGTGGTCTGGTTCCCGCAATCACTTCCAACACTACGGCGATGGCTTCCAAGCCCCTCGGCCTGTGGGATATTGCCGACATGGTGAAGAAGATTTACGGCGCTCACGCTCCCACCGATGGCCTGTGCCTGTGGTGTGACGCTGTGACCATGTTCCAGATCAACGCTGACGCTGTTCAGAACGGTCTGACCGTGGTTCCCGCTGCCCGTAACATCAACGGTATCTCCCTGTCCAGCGTGGTCACGCCCATCGGCGTTGTCTACCTGTATCTTGGCGAGTACCTGCCTGCCGGTACTGCCCTGCTGCTGAACCTGAGCGTTCTGGCTCCCGTTTATCAGCCTGTCCCCGGTAAGGGCAACTTCTTCCTTGAGCCGCTGGCAAAGGTCGGCGCTGGTGAGAAGTATCAGCTCTTTGGTCAGATCGGCCTTGACCACGGCCCTGAGTGGTTCCACGGTAAGTTTACCGGTATCTCTACCGAGTTTACCGCTCCCACTTACAGCCGTAGCGTCTTCATCGCCAATGACGCAAACAACCCCGTGAACACTAAGGCCGTTGCTGGCGGCTAAGAGTGGCGTAGGAGTAAAACAGAGATTTTAGAAAGGAAAGGTGGAAAGCATGACGGACGCTGAGAAGTTGAAAATGGTGAAAGCCATGACCGGCGAGACAGACGAGGACACGCTTTCCACCTACCTTTCTATCGCCGGAAACAAGGTGTGCCGCAAGGCATACCCCTTCGACCTCACCGTGACCGCTGTTCCTGACCAGTACGCTCACATTCAGGTGGAGATCGCCGTGTATCTGCTGAACAAGCGGGGAGCCGAAGGGCAGACCGCTCACAGCGAGAACGGTATCTCCCGCTCCTATGAGGACGGCGATGTGCCGCCTACGCTGCTGAGGGACATTGTTCCCTTTGCCGCTGTGATGGGAGGTTGAGTGCATGAGAACGCTGAACCGCAACAAATCGCCCTTCTGGTATCTGCTGTATGACAGCAAGGCTCCCGCCAAGGACGAGTACGGCAACGAAACCGGCGAGGAACTGGTGGTTTATAAGCCTGCTGTGGTGATGAACGCCAATATCTCGGCGGCGACCGGTTCCGCTCAGGTGGAACAGTTCGGTAATTTCGCAGGGTACGACAAGGTGATCGTCACCGATGACCTGAGCTGCCCCATTGACGAGAATACCGTGCTGTTCATCGACAAGGAGCCGCAGTATGACGAGGACGGGAAACCGCTCTACGATTACATGGTCAAGCGGGTCGCCAAGTCCCTCAATTCCATTTCCTATGCGGTCAGTAAGGTGACGGTATCGTGAGTCAGACGATCAATGTTCCGCTTTCTGGGAGAGGGATTGAGCGGCTGATACGGGAAACCGAGAACCGGAAGAACCGGCTTCAAGAGCGGACTGCGGTCTTTCTCGACCGGGTGGCGCAGGAGGGCATGGAGAGAGCTTCTGTCAAGTTCTCGCAGGCCGTTTATGACGGCACAAATGATGTTTCCGTGACGGTGGAACCCCGTGGGAACAATGTTCGAGCGGTGGTAGCGACAGGCGGAGCTACCCTGTTCATTGAGTTCGGCACAGGCGTGACCTACCCGGACGATCACCCGGAAGCGGAAGAACTCGGTATGAAGCGTGGCGAATACGGTCAGGGTCACGGCAAGCAGCACTCTTGGGGTTATTACGGCGACCCCGGCGCAAACGGAGTGCTGAAAGAAAAGAAGAATGGCGGGTTCGTGGTCATCACCCACGGCAATCCCGCCAATATGCCGATGTATGAAACGGTAAAGGAGCTGCAAGACCGGCTCACGGAGATTGCGAAGGAGGTGTTTTTATGATTGATGTGGAGAGTCAAATCTACACGCCGATTGCGGAAGCCCTGAGAGCGCAGTTTCCCGGTATCTTGGTCAGCGGCGAGTATGTCAATGCCCCTACCCGTTTCCCCTATGTGAGTTTGGTGGAACAGGATAACTACACCACGGAAGCTCACATGGACAGCGGCGATACGGAGAGGTTCGCTACGCTGATGTACGAGGTGAATGTCTACTCCGATAAGGCAGGCGGTAAGAAATCCGTTTGCCGAAAAATCATGAGGTTTGTGGACGATCTCATGTACGCCAAGAATTTCCGGCGTACTTCCCTGTCCCCGGTTCCCAATTTGGAGAACGCAACAATTTACCGTCTGGTTGCCCGATACAAGGCTGAAACGGACGGAACCACTCTTTATAGGAGGTAAATGAAATGGCTATTTCCACCTACAAGGTTTTTCTGATGAAGAAAGCCGACACTGGTGAACAGTGGAGCAAGCTGATCGACATTAAGGAGTTTCCTGACCTCGGCGGCGAACCCGAAATGCTGGAAACCACCACCCTGAGCGACAATATGCAGACCTACATCGCCGGTATCCAGTCCCTCGATGGTCTGTCCTTTACCGCCAACTACACGCTGGCTGATTTCCAGACCCTCAAGGCTTTGGAAGGCAAGAAGGTCAGCTATGCGGTCTGGTTTGGCGGCACCGAGAGTGATGGCACTGTTACTCCCGATGGCTCTAACGGCAAGTTCAGCTTTGACGGTGAGCTGTCCGTGTATCCCGTGGGCGGCGGCGTGAACGAAGTGGTGAACATGAACATCACCATCGCTCCTTCCACCCCCATCGCTTTCTCCGCAACCTAAGACACCAACAATCGCCGTATTGATAAGGAGGATTTATCATGGCAAAGCAGTTGACTATCAATGACCCCACTACCGGTGTGACCTACACGCTGGAATACACCCGCAAGACCGTTGAAGCGATGGAGAAGAACGGCTTCGTTGCTGCTGATGTGGAGCGCAAGCCTATGACCCTGCTTCCGGCTCTGTTTGCTGGTGCGTTCCTCGCCCATCATCGGTTCGTAAAGCGTGATGTGATCGACAGCATTTACGCTCGTATGAACCACAAGGACGAGCTGATTGCCGCTCTGGTAGAGATGTATAACGACCCCCTGCTGAGTCTGCTGGACGAGCCTGAGCAGGAGGGCAACGAGGGAAACCTGAGCTGGAAGACCGGCTGGTAAGCGACCGATCTTCCAGAAGTGAGGGGGGCGGCGGCGACCATCGCCCCGCTCCCCTTCTCGCTTACACGCCAAAGTTTTATGAGGTTTTCCCGTACTATCTTTCCATCGGCATGACCTATGAGCAGTTTTGGGAACAGGACTGTGAATTGGTGAAGTATTACCGAAAGGCGGCGCAGATCAGGCAAGACCTGAGAAATCAAGACGCTTGGCTCCAAGGAGCTTATTTTTACGAAGCGCTTATTGACGCTGCCCCGGTGCTTCGTGCTTTTGCCAAGAAGGGAACCAAGCCCACGCCGTATCGGGAAAGCCCCTATGAGCTGTTCAGTCGGCAGGATAAGAAACAGCAGAAGCAGCTTCAAGAAAAACACGATGACCAAGCCAAGGCATACATGGAAGCCTTTATGGTATCGGTCAATAAGAAATTTCAAGAGAAAGGTGGTGGCGTAAGTGGCTGACAATGTGGAAATTCAGGGATTGGAGTTTCAGATCGTCAATGACAGTACGCAGGCGGTCACAGGACTTCAAAACCTGATTAACACGCTCAATCGTTTGAAAACCGCTACCAACGGCGGCGCAACGGGTCTGAGCAAGACCGCTCAGGGTATTCGGGAGCTTTCCAATTCTCTGAAAGGCTTGAACAGCGGTGACGCTTCGCAGAAGATCACCCGGCTTACCAATGCGCTGACCGCTTTGAGTCAGGTTGGGAATGTGAAGATTTCTTCCTCCATCGCCAACCAGCTCACGGCAATCAACACCGCTCTCGCTGGCCTGAAATGGACGGACGGCGACAAGCTGACTTCCCTTGCCAACGGCTTACGCCCTCTCTCCGAGTTGGGTAAGGCCAATATGACCACCTTTATCAATCAGCTCTCCAAGCTGCCGAAGGTGATCGAGGATTTGGAAGCGGCGGACATTGATAAGTTCACACAGCAGATGACCGCCCTTGCCGCCGCCATGAAGCCTTTTGCCGATGAAATGCAGAAGGTGTCCAACGGTTTCTCGGCGTTCCCGTCCAAAATCCAAAAGCTGATTACCAGCACGGAGAAATATAACGCTTCTGCCCGTAAAGCAACCTCCACCACCGGGAAGTTCACGAGTGGATTGAAAGCGTTGAATGTCGCCGCTGTTGCAATCACTTTCCGCAAAATCGGTCATTTCATCGCACAGGCGGTCACGGAGTCCAATAAGTATCAAGAAGACCTGAACCTATTCACAGTCGCCTTGGGTCAGTATGCCGCCGAAGCTCAAAACTACGCTGAAAAGGTGTCCGATGTTATGGGTATCGACCCGGCACAGTGGCTCCGCAATCAGGGCGTTTTCAACACGCTGCTGACCGGCTTCGGTGACACGGCTGAACGAGCGCAGCTCATGAGCCAAAACCTGACGCAGTTGGGCTATGACCTTTCTTCGTATGCAAATATTCCTATCGAAGAAGCTATGTTGAAGTTACAGTCCGGTATTTCCGGCGAGTTGGAACCTCTGCGGCGCTTGGGCTACGATCTATCGCAAGCAAAGTTACAGCAAACAGCACTTAACCTTGGTATCAAGGAAAGCGTTGCCAACATGACGCAGGCAGAAAAGGCCGAGCTGAGATACTACGCCATTATGACTCAGGTGACAACCGCTCAGGGTGATATGGCGAGAACGCTGGAAGCTCCTGCAAACCAGCTTCGTATCTTGCAGGAACAGCTTACGCAGGCCACACGAGCTATCGGTAACATCTTCATTCCCGTACTGAACGCAATTCTTCCCTATGCAATCGCTGTTGTTCAGGTCATTCGAGAAATCGCCAATGCCCTTGCCAACCTTGCGGGTTTCAAGTTGACGGAGGTGGACTATTCAGGAGTGAATAGCGCTGCTGTCGGCGCTGGGTCTTTGGCTGATAATCTCGATGACGCTGCCGGTGCTGCCAAGAAGCTGAAACAGTACACCGCAGGCTTTGACGAGCTGAATGTCTTTGCTCCTAACACGGGAAGCGGTTCCGGGGCGGGTGCTGGTGGCGCAGGCGGATTTGATTTCGATTTGCCTACCTACAATTTCCTTGGTGACGCTGTGCAGACTCGTATCGGTGAAATCAAGAAGATGATTGAAGACACTCTCGCAGAGATCACTACGATTGTTTCCGGCTTTATGCTGGCGGTAGGTGCAATTCTGGTCGTAACCGGCGTGAATATTCCGCTGGGTGTCGGCCTGATGGCGGCGGGTGCGGTCGGCCTTGCGGCTACCGTTGGGCTGAATTGGACTGCTATGAGTAGCGAACTGGCAAGTACGCTGGCTCTCATTACGGGTGTTGTCGGCGGCTTCCTGCTGGCTCTTGGCGCAATTATGGCGTTCTCCGGGGCGAACCTTCCTCTTGGTATCGCTTTGATGGCCTTGGGCGGGGCAAGCCTTGTATCTGCCGCTGTTATCAACTGGCATAACAGTGACCGACACCTCACTGACGCTTTGACCACCTTAACGGGAGTTCTGGCGGGTGCTTCTCTGGCGGTAGGCGCTATGTTGGCCTTTACCGGGGTTGCAACCGGGCTGGGTATTGCGCTGATGGCTGTTGGTGCTGTCACGCTTGTATCTGCCGCAGCTCTGAACTGGAACAGTATCCCGGACGCTCTGGCTTCTCCCTTGTCCAGAGTCGGATTGCTGGTCAGCGGAGCAACCTTGGCACTCGGCGCTATCCTCGCTTTCTCCGGGTGTATGCCCCTCGGTATTGCGCTGATGGCGATAGGTGCTACTTCTCTGGTTTCCGTAATGGCTCTCAACTGGAATGGCCTGAGCGATGAAATCCAGAATGTGATTGCCATTATTACCACGGTCGTATCTGTGGCGTTCCTCGCTATCGGTGCGGCACTGGCGTTCTCCGGGGCGAATATCCCGTTGGGTCTGGCTCTGCTGGCGGCGGGTGCGGTCACAATGGGGACGGCTATCATGCCGAACTGGAATGATCTCTCCGACAATGTTCAGCAGAAGATCAGCATGATTACCACCGTTGTCGGCGGCGCTCTCTTGGCGGTCGGCGCTATCCTTGCTCTGAGCGGAGTCGCCCTTCCTCTTGGTCTTGGCCTGATGGCGGCTGGCGCATTGAGCCTTGGCGCTGTTGCTACCCTGAATTGGGATTTTGTGGTTAATTCCATTAAGAAAGTCGTATCGGTCATCACGGGTATTCTCAGCGGTGCATTGATCGTTCTCGGTGTCCTGCTGTGCCTGAGCGGTGCGGGTGTTGGTCTTGGCCTTGCGGTACTGGCGGCGGGTCTGTCCCTGTCGTATGCGGCATGGACGCTGGACGATAACCCCATTACTCGCTTTGTGCGACAGATGGCAAACTCCATCATTGGACTTGTGAACGGTGTCATTGATGCAATCAATGATATGTTCCATATCCAGTTCAATGGCCTGTCTGTTATGGGTATCACGCTTATTCCTGCGTTTGATATTCGATTGGTGGATATTCCGCACATTCCGTTCTTTGAAGACGGCGGCTTCCCGAACGAAGGACAGCTCTTTATCGCCCGTGAAGCGGGTGCGGAAATGGTCGGTGCGATGGGACGCAGAACGGCGGTTGCCAACAATGACCAGATCGTTGAGGGTATCTCCGCTGGCGTATCCGTTGCCAACGATGGCGTGATCGCCGCTATCTACGCTCTGCTGAATGTCGTTGAGGAAAAGGACTTCTCCGTGAATATTGGTGACAATCAGATCGGTGAGTCTTATGACCGTTACAACCGAGCCAGAGGTGTTCGTGTGAATACCGGCGCTTTCAGTAATGCCTACTAAGGAGGGCTGAGGAAATGCAGAGTTTTATTACAATCAACGGCACAAAGTTTCCTCAGCCCCGCAGGGGCTTAGAACTACTGTCTGCTACTATCGTAGACTCCGCCAGAAATGCCAATGGCGTTGTGGTAGGCCAGAAGGTCGGCAGAGATCAACAGAAGCTCAACAATCTCTTTTGGGGCTACTTGACAGCGGAACAGTGGTCTACCATGTTGCAGATTTTTGATAAGAACTTCTTTGTGACGGTCACTTATCCCGACATGGTGAACAACCGCTGGACAACCCGAAAGATGTACCCCGGCGACCGCACGGCGACCCCGTACCATCTTGACCCGAACACGGGGCTTCCTGCGGACTACATCAACTGTAAAGTCAATATCATTGACTGCGGCGAACCGTTCTAAGGAGGTGTAGCCGTGAAACAGGTAAGCAACGCTTACAAGCTGTCGATGAAGTCTTTGCTTCGTGAGCAGTCCTTTGTAGAGATCACCTTCTCTCAGGTAGACACGGCAGCGGCAACAGACGGTAATTGGGTCAGCAACGGGGCACAGAGCTATTCTGAGTTCGACACGCTGGACTACGGATATGATTATCAGGAGTCCTATGCGGCGCTGGAACTGAACCGGTGGGCGCTGGACGGAAATACGGTCATCGTTCCTTCTTCCGGGACGATGTATGACGGCTTTGTTTCGAGCCACATGAGTAATGCTGAGGGCAAGTTCACCACCCCTGCGGTGCTGACCCGTGCTTTCAGCAATCCTCATACCTTCCCCGGCATCACCCTGACTTTTGACACCCGCTATCAGGAATGGCCTGATACCGTGACGGTTGATTTCTACCTGAATGGGACGGTGCTGGAAAGTCTGACCCTTCCCGTAGAAGGAACAGAGTTGGTCATCAACACGAAGGTCGCTTCTTGTGACAAGATCGTGTTGACGATGGGGAATACCCTCCCGTACCGCCGACCTCGGTTGCAACAGGTTCTCTACGGTGTGCAGAAGAAATTTGGAAATGATGACATTGTTTCCATCAAGGAGTCTCACGATGTAGACCCGCTCTCCCGCAGACTGCCGCAGGAAACCATGCAGTTCGTTCTTTTGGACTACGAACACAATTATGACCCGGATAACCCGAAAGGCATTTATGCCTATCTGGATAAGAAGTCACCGATTTCTCTCCGATACGGTTATATGCTTCCCACGGGTAAGGTCGAGTGGCTGAAAGCGGACAAGTATGTGTTGAACAGCAAACCGAAAGCTGCCAAAAATCAGGCTACCTTTACGGGTACAGGTCTGGTTGGAAGTATGACCGGAACCTTTTACAAGAGTAAGCTCGGTTCCAAAAACTTCTATGACATGGCTGAGGAAGTGCTTTTGGACGCAGACCTGACGCTGACAGCGCAGGGTACGCACCCTTGGGTGATTGACCCAACCTTGAAGCAGATGTTCACTACGGCGGCGCTCCCCATTGACTCGCACATGAACTGTCTGCAACTGATCGCTCACGCCTGCCGCTGCCGCCTGTTTACAGACGATGACAATATCATTCACATCAAGCCTTTTGGCGTGACTGTGGTTGGTATTTACAGCGGCGTATGGGCGGATAACGGTCATCTGTGGTACAGCGAGTGGGACACTGTTGACCGTGGCAATAAGGTCGGTAACACCTATGCGGCGTTGGAACTGAACCGCTGGACACTGGACGGTGGAGATCAGGTCATTGTCGAAGACACCGACCCCTCCGGTCGAGGGTTTATCAGTGAAGCGATGACTGCGGCAGATGGCACTTATACCACGAAGCCGACCTTCACCAAGACCTTTGATGTTTCTCACGACCTTCCCGTGTTGGCTCTCCGCTTTGATACCCCCTTGGACGAGTACCCTACCTCTATTCAGGTGAAGTATTATGCCGGGACGAAGCTGCTGGACACGCAGACTGTGAAGGGTATTACTTCTGCGGAGGTGTTTGTCAACAGCGAAGCGGCGATTGACTGTACCAAGATCGAGGTAACGATGGACGGTGGCCTGCCGTACCGCCGTATGCGGGTGAGCAAGCTCTACTACCGTGAAACGGACTTCACGCTGGATTTTGACTCGATTGATAAGGACTCACAATCCATCGCAAAAATCGACCAGCTCAAAGCGGTGTCTGTCGCTAAGTATGCGTACACGGCGGCAAATGATACCACCAAACTTTTCGAGGGAACGACCACCGAAACTCAGCTTCATGTCGAGTTCTCTGGTCTTGCACAAGATGTTTCTATCTCTGTTTCTGGCGGCTCGTTGGTATCCTCCAACATTTACGCCAGAGCTGCGGATTTGGTGTTATCCTCCGGCACTAAAACCGTAGTTGTTACCGGTAAAACTCTGTCTGAGAACTCGGTGGTCGTTTCCTATCCCGTAGCTCTCGATGGAGAAATCGACAAGGAGGAAAACCCCCTTATCACCAACGATACGATGTGCGCCGCTCTTGCCGATCAGGTGAAAAAGTATCTGCAAATGCAGAACACCTATCAGACAAAATACCGTGGCAATCCTGAGTTGGAAGTGGGCGATGTGATTGGCTTGCAGACGCTCTATACCGATGAAATGGACGCATTGATCTTGGTGGACGAGATCACATTTAACGGCTCTCTGAGCGGAAAGTTGAAGGTGAAAGGTCTGATATGAGTATTATTGATAATCTCGTCTACGACCGCACACAGGCCGATGTGGACAGGGTTTTTACCCTGAAACACAAAATCCTCACGGAAGGGCTTTCGAGCCTTTCTGCTGAGGAAAAGACCGAGTACATGGCTGGTATGAAGGGTGCTTACAATTACGGAGACATGAACCGTGTGGGGCAGGCGGTAGCCTATATCGCCAACCGCATGACTTCTCTCCCCGGACAGTTGGCGGCATACCGAGCGGAGAAAGGAGTCGCTGATGACCCGATCTACCATGTTCCGTATGACCCTTCCTCGGTGGTGGTTGCGGCAAAGACGAATTGGGAGATGGGTGATACGCCCACCCAATCTCTCGTGAAAGCCTACTTGAACAACCTGACGGTTCTCCGAAAGCAGCTCACGCTTCCCCCGGACGCACCGCTGGTTCCGAGCAGTCTGGACAATCTCACTTTTTCCACAGCAAACAACATTGAATATCTCCTGTATGTCATCAACACAACACTGACCGAGGTAGAAACCGAGCTGTATTCCAAGATCGACCGCACGGTGGACGCTTTCGCCTATGTTGGTCTGTATAACTGCGGAGAGTAAGGAGGAAATTTCATGAAAGATACTGTCATCAAGGGCAACGGTAAGTCCCGTTCTATCAAGGCTCCTACCGATATGCCTGCAACCTTCGAGGAATGGCGCACACAGCTTCTCGCCGGAACCGCCACCCTCGACATTGGTCTGAACGCCGCAGGCTGTGATGTGGTCGGCACAGCCATGAACAAGGCAAATCTGCTGTCCGACACTACCAAGTCGGCACTGGAACTGAGCGGCAGCGACCCCACGGTAAATGACGCTCTGTATGCCCTGAGCCAGAAGGGTTCTCCCGCAGAGGTGCGTGTCATCGCTGATACAGGCTCGACCGTCACCATGAGTAGGGGTGGTAAAACTCTGACAGGCAAGGTTGCTTCGACCGGCTATGCCACTCTGTACCCGACCGAGCTGGGTGACTGGACTATCGTGTTTACTTACAACGGTTCTCAGAAAACCAAGGTTTACACGCTGGAAGTCATCGGTATCGTGTATGTCTATCCCTTCGTAGTTGGTGCTACGCTGGAAGCTACCTCTTGGGACAACATCGCCGCTGTTTCCAAGTTCGGTCAGGCTCCGAACTACTGGAAGGTCGGTGACAAGAAGAACATTACTGTCAACGGTGTGACCTATGCAGCGCAGATCATCGGCTTTGACCACGACACTCTGACTACCGCAGATGGCGGTCGCACCAAGGCGGGTATTACCTTCCAGTTGGTTGACTGCCTGAAAACCACCTACTCCATGAACGGCTCCAATACTAATGTAAACGGCTGGCGTGGTTCCACTATGCGTACCTCCACAATGGCAACGCTGCTGAACCAGCTTTCCTCCGACCTGAAAAGCGTGTTGAAGTTCGTCAACAAAGTGACCAGCGTAGGTAACAACAGTTCCGGTCTGGAAACCACTTCTGACAAGCTGTTCCTTCTGTCCGAGATCGAAGTCTTTGGTGCTACTCAGTATTCTTACGCTGGTGAGGGTAAGCAATACGAGTATTACACCGCTGGCAACAGCACCATTAAGAAGGTCAATGGTTCTGCGTACAGCTGGTGGGAGCGTTCTCCTTATTCCGGCGGCACCAACTACTTCTGTAGTGTGGGC